ACCGGATGGCCGCGATTTTTTTTCCCGTACACGCTCCAAAGTAAAAGTAAAGTAACTAGTGGTCCCCGCCCACTAACAAATGTCAGCCAATCAGAATGAAGCCTGAAAGCTTTCTTATCTAGATTTTGTCTTTATATACTTGCTCGCCAAGTAGTTTTATTGCAACATGTGGGACCCATTATTGAACGAGTTTCCAGACTCTGTTCATGGTTTTCGTTGTATGCTGGGTATAAAATATCTGCAGCTTTTAGAAGAGGAGTACGAGCCCAATACTTTGGGACACGATTTAATTAGAGATCTCATATCTGTCATTAGGGCTAAGAATTATGTCGAAGCGACCCGGCGATATAATAATTTCCACGCCCGTCTCGAAGGTGCGTCGACGTCTGAACTTCGACAGCCCTTATACCAGCCGTGCTGTTGTCCCCACTGTCCGCGGCATAAGCAAGCGTCGTTCGTGGACGTACCGGCCCATGTACCGAAAGCCCAGAATGTACCGGATGTACAGAACCCCTGACATCCCTCGTGGATGTGAAGGCTCATGTAAGGTCCAGTCGTATGAGCAGAGAGATGATGTCAAGCACGTGGGTATAGTTCGTTGTGTTAGTGATGTGACCCGTGGGTCCGGTCTGACTCATAGAGTAGGGAAGAGATTTTGCATTAAGTCTATTTATATTTTAGGTAAAGTTTGGATGGATGAAAACATCAAGAAGCAGAATCATACTAACAATGTTATGTTTTTCTTAGTTCGTGATCGTAGGCCTATATGGCAGAAGATCTCTTGGCACGAGTTTTTCAACAGTTACAACGAGCCCAGTACAGCTACTATCAAGAATGATCTCAGAGACCGTTATCAAGTGCTGCGTAAATTCAGTGCTACTGTTATTGGTGGTCCCTCTGGATGCAAGGAACAGACTTTGGTGAAGAGATTTTTTAGAGTTAACAATCATGTTGTTTATAATCATCAGGAGGAGGCTAAATATGCCAACCATACTGAGAATGCTTTGTTGTTGTATATGGCTTGTACTCATGCCTCTAACCCTGTGTATGCTACTCTGAAAATACGCATCTATTTCTACGATGCAGTTACGAATTAATAAATATTAAATTTTATTTCATGTGCTTCTAATACATTGCTTGTACCTTCAAGTACGTTGTACAATACATGATCAACTGCTCTAATAATTGCATTAATTGAAATTACACCCAAATTATCTAAATACTTTAACACTTGAACCCTAAATACCCTTAAGAAACGACCAGTCTGAGGGCGTAAGCTCGTCCAGACTTTGAAGTTCAGAAAACACTTGTGAATCCCCAACGCCTTCCGCAGGTTGTGGTTGAACCTGATTTGTACTGTTATTATGTCGTGTTGGTAGTTGAACGGTCTCTCGTCGTGGTTGGTTATCTTGAAATACAGGGGATTTTGTATCTCCCAGATAAAAACGCCATTCCAAGCTTGATGCGCAGTGATGAGTTCCCCTGTGCGTGAATCCATGATTACTGCAGTTAATATGTATGAAGTATGAGCACCCGCACTCTAAGTCCACCCTCTTACGCCTCACTACTTTCTGCTTCGCGATACGATGCTGCACTTTGATCGGTACCTGAGTAGAGTGGCTTGTTGAGGGTGACGAAGGTCGCATTCTTAATAGCCCAGGCTTTTAGTGATGCATTCTTTTCCTCTTCCAGATATTCCTTATATGATGATGTCGGTCCTTGATTGCAGAGGAAGATAGTGGGAATTCCACCTTTAATTTGAATGGGCTTCCCGTACTTGGTGTTGCTTCGCCAGTCTCTTTGGGCCCCCATAAACTCTTTAAAGTGTTTTAGATAGTGGGGATCTACGTCATCAATGACGTTATACCAAGCATCATTTGAATACACCTTTGGGCTTAGATCAAGATGACCACACAAATAGTTGTGTGGACCTAATGACCTGGCCCACATGGTCTTGCCTGTTCTACTATCACCCTCAATAACAATACTAATCGGTCTCCAAGGCCGCGCAGCGGCAGCACACACGTTCTCAGAAACCCACTCTTCAAGTTCTTCCGGAACTTGATCAAAAGAAGAAGATAAAAAAGGAGAAATATACACTTCAGGCGGAGCCTGAAAAATCCTATCTAAATTACTGTTTAAATTATGAAAACCATAAACAAAATCTCTAGGAGCTAGTTCCTTAAGTATATTAAGAGCCTCTTGTTTACTTCCTGAGTTAATTGCTCCGGCGTAAGCATCATTGGCTGTTTGTTGGCCTCCTCTTGCAGATCTTGCATCGATTTGAAATTCTCCCCATTCGAGGGTGTCGCCGTCCTTGTCGATGTAGGACTTGACATCGGAGCTGGATTTAGCTCCCTGTATGTTCGGATGGAAATGTGCTGACCTGTTAGGGGATATGAGGTCGAAGAATCGCTGATTCTGGCACTTGTACTTCCCTTCGAATTGCATAAGCACATGGAGATGAGGTTCGCCATTCTCGTGGAGTTCTCTGCAAATTTTAATATATTTTTTATTGGTTGGGGTATTTAATTTGAGTATTTGTTCGAGTGCCTCTTCTTTGGATAGAGAGCATTTTGGGAAAGTGAGGAAATAATTTTTTGCATTTATAAGAAATTTTCGTTGGGTAGGCATGTTGGTCAGAGGACCCGATTGACTCTCTATTCAATCTTTCATATGTATCGGGTCCCTGGGTCCTTATTTATATGTGAGGACCTTAATGGCATTATTGTAATTAGGTAAAAGTAATACGCTTTAATTCAAATTGGTAAAGCGGCCATCCGTATAATATT